ACTTTTTTGGCAGCAATCATATCGTCCCACGAAAAGAACTCATCAGAGGGGCCATCAACAGGAGTCGGTGGCGATGAATCAGAACCGCCGCTTGTTCCCGAAGTATATGGTGTGGACTTACCTATAAAAAGATAATAGGTACTATTCGCAGACTCAGTGAAAGATTCCTCAAACTGGTCGGCGTTATGAAGTCTAAATTTTTCTGTGATAATAGCTGCCATTTCTATTTTCCTAATTTATATTTATGATGCACTACCAGCACCAATAACTGTTTTTAACGTTGAACCAGAGGAATCCACTATGAGCAAGGTAGAAGAGCTCTTCAACATATTCCCAGTGACCGCATCAGAAGAGCCGGTTGTTATAACAGTTCCTGTTTCATTGGGAAGTGTAATTGTTCTATCTGCTGTTGGGTCTGCAACTGTTAATGTGGTTTCGTTACCATCATCAGTGGCACCCTCAAAAACAATCGTTCCATCCTCAGTAATGGCCAAAGACGAACCTGTGATTGCAGCAAAAGTACCTGCTGCCGCTGAGTTAGCACCAATAGTTGTTCCGTCAATAGCACCCGCATTAATATCTACAGTGGCAAGAGTTGCCGTGCCTGTAGTAGAAATATTTTCGTTACCAAAACTAATAGAACCAGAACTATCTGTTATAGAACCAGCCGCAAGTGCTAATGTTCCTGCGTTTACAGTCGTGGATGTAAGTGTAGTAATTGTGGCAGAGGTTTGTGTTCCCGCAACAACACCACTAATATTAGGAGCAGACAACGATACAACACTGGCCGTTGCACTGATACCACTACTTATGGAACTACCATCACCCAGAGCAGTATATAGCTCTACAAAGTTAGCATTAACCTTGGTTGCACCATCTCTTAGCGTGTCACCACTGCCATCATTAGCGACTGCACCTAATCCTATTGATTGATATGCCATTTATTGCCCCTCATCTTCTATTATTTATAATGATTATTATGCAGCATCAAAAGTTAAAATTGACGAATCAAACGTTCCGATCTCAGAGTCAAAGGAATTTGCTTGCTCCGCAGCGGATAGTGAAATTTCACTTATCGGTAAAGCAAGCCCGCCCTCTTCAGTTGTTGCACCAAGTGATACGTTCAATGTGTTTTGTTCCAAGAATTCAATCGTTCCAGACTCTAACAACAATTCATCACCAGCATTCGTTGATGAACCATCTGTGCCATTCAACAAAACAAAACCACCCTCATTTCCTGGCACCAGATTATAATTTGTACTCATAAGTTGAATACGATCACCATCGTCTCGGCCACCAGTGCTATCCAATAACAGATTTTCTCCAACATCAGTGCCAGAAGCACTCGCATCCAAAATAACTGCTGAACCTGCATCACTTTGTGCGGCGTCAGTGCCGTCCAGAAGAATATTATCACCAATATCCAGAACGCCCGATGTGCCGTTAAGTATAATATTATCACCAGCATCTGTTGATGAACTATCTGTACCATCCATTGCTATGAACACATTAGTATCACGTTCATCCTGCAATGATATTCTGGACGCAGCTAACTCTATATGAACTCTGGCTTCTCTTGTGAACGGCACAACGTTTCTGTTACCAAAATTTCTTTCTGGAATGGTGCCAACATTAGTGTCGCCTTCAAATTCAATCAAACTACCCTCAGTCATTATCTTTTCATTTTCAAGAAGACCGCTTTCTATAACAACATTGATACTACGATCTACAGCACTGATGGTATCATCCTCACCTATCAGATAACCATTTGCATCTGTCTCTGTTTCCAATTTAAGAATGTTGACGTCAGAACCGTTTTTAAGGAAAGCATTATCCTCAGAACCAGACTCAACTGCTATGCGGCCAACTTCAGTATCTCTAAACCTACCAGTGGTTTCTAGTAATATGTTTTGACCGTTCTCTGATATTATTACCTCGTTTCTTACTTCATCTGCGTTCAACTCAAACACAATGAAATCTTCTAAAACTAATTCATCAGATGCTGCACTTTGCTCAAATACAATACTACCCTCAGGCTCTTCAGTAAAGTTTCTAAACCCAACACCATTTAGAATAAGACTTGAACCTGCATCCAGTGATTTTTCATTTGTCCCATCCAACAACAAACTACTACCTGCATCTGTGGCATCACTATCTGTGCCATCAAGTAAAATGTTGTCACCTACAGATTCTAGACCCACACCTTCAATATAACCCACAGTGTTAAGACTGACAATATCAGATATTGATAACGAGCTTCCTTCATTAGTGACAGTATCAGGTTCCAGAACCAAAACATTACCACCATTTGAACTAGAAGAATCTGTGCCGTTCAAAATGATAGAACCATTCGCATCTGAACTAGAAGAATCTGTGCCGTCTAAAACAAGGTTATTACTAGGATTTGTGAAGTCTTCATTAATCTTGACAGTAGAAGAAGTTGAGTTATCCAAAAAGTCCTCATAGACTATTCTATCTCCAGCACCAGTTCCGTATTCATCAAAACCATCCAACACCAAATTATCTTGCATAATAATAGGAGCTTTATCTCTATTACCAGCTTCTAATTGAACGCCAGGTCTATCAAAGAAAAGTGACCCAGGCAAAGTGTTAGCAAGTAAAGGCGCACCATAAGACCTTTTTGTTTTAACAAGTTGCGGCGTAACACTAAGTTTTGTTACCTTTGAAACTGACTTATCAAGAATGCCATTCTCACCAAGTGCTGTTTCCATAAGTAACAAACCACCACCAGTGCCTGTTTCCAAAAGAACACTACCGTCACCAGATTTGGGAGAGTTTTCTATTGCAATATCAAGTCCACTTTCAAACTGTAGATTATCGCCATCTGTTTCTTCTAAAAGTTTATCGCCAATAGCGACACCATTCTCTGTCAAAAGAGAATCAAACAAACTGCTCTCACCGTCTGTTGAAAGAACATTCTCACGAACGCCGTGATTAACTTTTATGGTTGGACCAAATATCAACCTGAACAGTGAGGCAAGTTCTGGTGTAAATGTGTCATCAACTGTAGCATCAGCAACACCAGCTGCAGTGACACCAATGCCTGCTGAAAGTTGTGTTGAGATTGCAATCTTACCAAATGGAGCAAAACCAGCTGGATGCACAGATGTCTTTAACTCATTCATGTATTCAGATATGGCTGCGTTGACTCTTACCTCATAAGAAAACTGTTGATAAAAATAAGAGTCTTGAACACGGATATCTTTATCACTGATATGACTATCATTATTAGTGTATCGACCTACCCGAGTTGAAGTGGTTCCGAACGATGCCTCTGCTGTTGCTGTGCCTTGAGAAAGAATTTTTGCTGTTGCACCATTAGACGATGTGATAGTATCTCCAACAAGATTGAAAACATTCGAGCCAGGTTCCAGAAGAACCTCATCACCAGCATCTGTCGCACTATTGTCTGTACCATCTAAGGCTAGTTGATCACCAAGAGTTTCATTTTCCATTAATAATTCAGAGCCAGCATCAGAACCAGATTCATCTGTGCCATCCAAGAGAAGATTGTTGCCAGAATTTTCGTTTAGTATCCGGCCGCCATCTTCAAGAAGGACATTACCTAAACCATCAGATTGATCTCCGTCAAAGATAACCTGATCATATAAAGCTTTACCAGACGATACACTAGTTACATTTGGTGTATTTTCTGTGATAAATGTTTCTAGGTTTTCCCCAAGAAGTCTACCATCTGGAGTATTGACATGCTTTACCGATTGACCCAAGTTTGAGTAGGCACTTGAATCAGTGGCAGTCTCTAAACTAATTTGGAAAACATCGGCATCATGAGCATCTAACAAGATTTGACCTGTCTCATTTTCTAAAAGAATATTTGACTCTACTCCAGCAGAGTTATTGAGCAAAAACCCAGAACCAACTTCATCAATAACTTTATAGATTGTGGCAACAGGACCATGATCTGGACGACCAGGCTCAACGATATCAAAGTCTTCTAACTGAACACCATCATTATATGTGTTAGATTGTTCTAAATTAATACGTTCATCTGGTGGAGCATCTATTACGAGTTTTTGCGTATCCGAATCATATGAAACTACTGAACCGTTATGAGTAGTAAGTTCGTGTCCTATTAAAAATGTTCCAACAACATCTTTGAGAATTAGATTTGTATTTAATGAAACATCTGGAGCAACTGAATACTTGAACCCTTCATCAGTAACCTTAATTTCGGTCACCTTACCAATATCAGTTGTGTTTGCAATAAGGTTTGCGTTTGCACCATTTTCTGTAATGATACTTAGATTCGGTAGTGAGGTATAACCACTACCAGAATTACCTAAAAACACTCTATTGAGTTCAGTCTGTTCAGATTCACCAAATGTTTCTGTTTCTAAAACAATACCATCTGACGATGTACCATAGGCATCCGTCAACAACAAAGATTCTTCAGATAAAAGTTTATCACCTAATCCGGTGCCAGTTGTTCCATCTTCTTGACGTAGTTGTGATCCATCATTAAGAGCAGCCTCACGACTTTCAAACAAACTATAAATGTTACTATCAAAAGTTGACTTGGCATTATTCTGATTATCACTTGGCATCCAAAAAGTTATGCCGGGATATTGGTCAAAGATATATGCATTAGCCTTCACAACCACAACGTTTGGTGTGATTAATATCAAACCATCACTTCCACCCATATCAGAAGTAGTTGTTAATTCTGGGTCAGAAAAGGTGAATCCACTTGTAAGCCTTACATTACCAAAACTATAACCACTGCCTGACCTATGAATTGTAGTTTCTGTTGCAAGTGTAGTGCCAAAAGAGGCAATCTTGTTTTCCCTAACGACAATTCTTATAACAGCACCTGTAGCCGTTCCTTGATTATCACCATCACCAGACACCGCTGCATAATAGGTTCCGTTTGTATAACCAGAACCAGCATTGACAACATTTACAGAAGAGATAGCTCCACCTGTTTTAGTTGAACTTACTTGTGCCTTTCTTTTATTAACATACAAAGGATAATAATATAGTGCGCTATCACTAAATCTTCTATCAGTACCAAGAACAACATAAGGCTCTGATGCAGCATCGACCAGTTCAGTACCATCCAATAAAATCGATGAATGAACGAGTTGTTGTTTTGTACCATCTTCTAAAAGAATATTTTCTGCCGTACTATCTGTGCTGTCTTCAGTGGACAATCTACCACCAACAACAGATACAAAGGCACGAGCATCAACAGAGTCAGCATCAGCACTTACAGCTGTAAATTTAACAGCATCACCAACTTTGTATCCAGTGCCGGAACTGTCTACAAAAACATCACTAACACCACCTGAAGTTATTTCGCTTATCTCAGCAGTAACATTACCGTTACCAACTGCTGTGTCTACTGTTAGACTATCACCCTTACTATAAAGTAATCCACTATCTGTTACGGAAATTTTAGTTACTATTCCTTGAATAGTGAACTGCATATTGATGTCTTCTGTTTCAGATATACCTGTAAACGTTTCTGATATGGTAAAACCGCTACCTTCAATGGTGTCCTCGCGAAGAGAAAATTCAGTTATGCTCTCGTTATCCTGCTGAAAAGTAAATTCAGAAATAATTTGAGCCTTTGTTCCAGAAGACGCGCCCGTAATGTTTTTACCAACCATGTCAGCAGGAACAGCACCTGAAGTATCAGAAGTGCATCGTATGATAATGGGTTTGGACCAATTACCATCACTTAATCTCAACATATCCTTTTCAGGATAATAAATCTCAGCTTCCTGTCCTAACAGAATTCTAAAAAAGAGTTTATGACCTTCAGACGTGCCTTTTGCCGCATACAAATCTCTGATTTGTTTAATCAGGTTTCGTTTAGAAACACCACTTGCGAGAGATGTAGGTATGGATTCCATAAAGGAATCTCTAAAGGCATTTAGAAAATGATCTACCGTGTTATCTGGATCTGCATATTCAAAAAGTTGTTGAATGTTCTGTACAGGATTGGCACGATACTTGACCAAAGTGCTAGTTGCACCGCTAGTGCCACCAGTGATTGTTTCGCCTTCTTTGAATTTTTGGTTGGCAGATATGTAAAGAGTTTCATTGTCGTCTACTAGTATTTTAGCAGTTGCTTTACTTGTCCCACCAGTGATTGTTTCGCCAACCTCAAACTTACCTGTGCTGTCCTCAAAAACAATTTTACTTGAATCATTTGAACTAAATCTATCAGTGCCATCTAACGTAAGAAAATTAGTTGATGCGGTTTCAAGCAAAACCTGATCTACTGTTCCTGTTATGGTTATTTGTGCAGATTCTAGAAACTTATAATACTGTCTCAAAAAATCAACAAATATAGGATGGTCAGCCTGAATATAATCAGGAACCTGGCCATCAATCAAAATTGACACCTTAGTTGTTAGTTCTGAATCACCCATTTTTAATAACCTGCGCCTGATGGACTTACAGATGCAGATGGTGCAACATAAGATGAACCACCGCTGTCATCTCCCACAGCAATACTATCAATTACTCCAGTTACAGTAGTGTTAATTAAATCAAGTTCTAGGATTTGATTTCTAAGTGAAACGATGTCACGAGAGTTTGGTACAACTATAATTCTAATGAGAGTAGAAGACTCACCATCAATATCTGATATGCCTGTTATGTTGATTTGACTAATCTTAACATGACCAGTGACATAGTTCACGGTGCCGATTGTTGGAGTTGTGTAAACTCGATCACCACCTAGAGCAACGTAGTAAGCTCTCACGTTACCATTACCATCATCATCAAAAAAGTGTTCTTCAGCTCTACCGAATATAGTAAAACCTGAAGAGGTTAAAATACCACCGAGTTCTTGATTATGACCAGCATGAGGATTAAACAATGCATTGTTAAAAAACAAATTATAGTCTCTGGCACTGCTCAAAGTAGGTGAAAAATATTTCGCAAGTCTTGGGACAGCAGAACTACCAGTTATGGATGCATCTGTATCATCAATCGCTCTTAACAAAGAGGAGTTTCGTATCACGGCATCAAATTTTGAAAGTTCTGTTGTGTTATATGTTGTAAGTGTCGATGTAACCTCAGTTTCTAAAGTGTCTTTTGTTTTAGTTGTTAGATTAGAATCAAACTTAAAGTTTACTGTAAGAAAGACATCTGTATAGTCTGGATCCACAATGACAGGTGTAATCGACGCAACCTTAAACGGTTCTAAAGCTTGTATCAAAGAATTTTTTTCTTCTAGACTGAGATTTGTTCCTTGAGTATTACTTACAGAAATGAACACTCTACCATACTCTGGTGTGCTTATGACACCAAGACTAGGATCGAAAGAACCATTTTCTCCACCAAACACTTGAACATTTTCAGCACTAGTATAAAGTTTTTTCACAAAGACCTTATAATCATCTGTAGTAACACAACGTCCTTGTGCGGCATAGTCAAGAGGAGCCGAGAGTTTGATAGACTGAATACTTTCTGCTGGCAATCCACCATTTGCATCTTCAATAGTAATCGTATCAATATCGGTAACCGTGTTGATCGCACCAGAGGCAGTAAAAGAAAAAGCACCGTTTGCTTCACCAATGTTAGTGACAACGTATTGAAGAATAACTATGTTACCATCAGACAGAGCCTTACTTACAACACCATCACCAAAGTATACTTCAAATCTACCATCGTCTATTTCTTGCAAATAGTAAACAGCACTCGTTCCTGTCAACTGTGTGATGTCTGTTGCTTTTGTATATGTTTCAGTAGTGCTATCGGTTGAGGAATTTTGCACCTTAACTGTAAGAGTAGATGTGTCTGCTAGATTACTTGTCAATATGAATTTTTGATTAACATCAGTGCTATCAACTGTGTATCTTGTTGTTATATACGTGCCCTCATAAATTGGCACATCTGAAAACAGAAGACCTGAACCAACTTGAGTAGCAGTAAAATCAGATACAGTGACAAACTGATAATTGACATTATCAATTTTAGTAGTAAACACTTGACCAGCATTCATAGTTGCTGTGGGGAGTGACCGATCATTAAGAAAAACATTCACTCTAGCCTTTGGAGAACGAACTGATCTGACTTCATATCCTAAAGTCTTGGCATGAGACACCACACTTGAACGCAAAGCAGCACTATCAATGAACATTTCATTGGCAACCATATTAGCATGGAAACTTAAATAGTGAGTATTGTATGCGAGCACATCTAACAATGCACTCATACCGGAACCTTCAAAATCATAATCAAGAAATTGGTCTTGATTCTTCAAAAAAGTTTTGAGATTACTTTTTATTGCGTCAAAATCAAGTTCAGAAATATCTAATTTTTGGTTGTTTGCCATTACCTTAATGCCTCCAATAGCACATCTAATTGAACTATTTCGCCTGGAGCATTTATCACTTCAAAGGTTACTGTTATATCATACGCATTGGCATCTATGTTATCGATAACGTCAACACCCAACAACAATGCTCTAGGCTCATAGTTGTTGATGACATCTTCCACAGATTGTGCCAACGCAATTGCAGTCAATGGACTAACAATTTCAAACAACAAGTCTCTGACACCAGAACCAATCTCAGGATGAAAAGGTTTTTCATAGAAGTTGGTTAAAATTAAATTGCGAACTGACCTCTTGACTGCTGTGACGTTTGTAAGAACATTAACATCGCTATCTCTTGACCGCCGTGTAAAGAACAGGTCTAAATCTCTATATGTCTTAACATTTAGAGTTGATTCATTATTTCTTTCTGCATCTCTAAGTGCTGTGAGTTCTTTAAATGAACCTGTTCTTTCTACTGTGGCCACTGAACACTCCGTTATTTTTATTATTTATAAAGAATCATCGAATGGTATATGTTGATTTCACTGGTCTATATTCATGGTTATCCGCATTTACAACTATGACCTCTGATATAACAGCATCAATGTTATCTTTCCAATAGTTTAGAAACTCATGTACTCTTGGATACTGTGGAACAACATCTTCTGTTTGCCAAATAAACTCTTGCAAAATATTTGTATAGTCTGGTAAGAAGTAAAATACATCAACCGTGACCACACTTTTTTTGTAGAGAAGAATCACGGGTTTAAATTTATCCTATTGGTAGAGGTTGGCGTTTGATCACCTGAATGAAGATTGAGTATAGTTCCAGCGGTTATATCTGTCGTTGTAGTAGAACGAGTATCAATATTACTCGCTGCCTTCAATGAAATGGTTCCTTCAGCACTATCGTTTGTATTGATAGCAACATTCTTCATAGCTGACAACAAGATGTTTCCCGTAGTTGATATAAGTGAAAGTCCTTCTGTAACGCCAAGTATATCCTTACCGTTTATGATACTTGTTCTATTTTTATCAACCACTAAGTCATAGTCTTCTGTAACGTGTAATTTATAGTCTTCGTTAATCTGTGCAGAATAGTTGCCTCGTATTTCTACCTCATAATTACCACCGCCACCTTTGGCACCAATCTTTGTATATCTACTGCCGTGAACTTTTTCATAGTAATCGCCTTCAACCTCTAAAATATAATCACCCTTTACTAGTTGACGAACATTACCGTTAACAGTAAGGTTTAGAGCATCTTCTCTACTAGCTCTACCTCCTGCCCCAATGAATATATTTTTTTGTCCAGCAATGATTTCATACCCATCGCCTATAATCCTTACTCTTTTATCACCGTTTGGTAAATACTCATCAAGTGTTCCTGTCTTGTGTTGAGTGAGCAATCGTTCGCCACCAAGAGTATCATCCACAACTCTAAGGTGACCGGCCTCACTTTTTTCAACGTGAACATAAGGATATTGAGCACTTACATAAGTTTCATCATTAGGATCAACACCAGCATAATGTGGCTCACTCATTCGCAATTGTTCAGGATCTTCTGGTGTGCCGGAAACCTTTGGATCAGCTGATACAGATGATAAGTTTGGTTTAGTCGCTACAGGTACACCAGTTCCATTTTCTTTTCTGTGTTCTAATGACCTGGCTCTTTTAGTGTTAGGTTCAAGTTCCTGACCTTGAGTTCCATCAGGTAAAGTGCCCTTTGAACCTTCAGGTGTGCCTTGGTCCGAATGTCCACCTTTGCCTGAGTCTTGTATAGGGTTTGGTCCGCGTATTGTTGTTTGTATCGTCATAGTATTGCTCTTTTATATGATCTCTTCAACCGCTTCTCTCAGTCGTGAAGCACCCTTTTTTAGTTGTGGTTTAAGTTTATCAGCAGCCCCCTCTAAAAGTTTACCTGCATCTTCTATTTTACTAGAAAGAGCAGTCAAGTCTAAAGGAGTTTCCTGCCCAGCAGAAAACAGACCTTTGAGTTCTATAGGAAGCTTGTTTACTTGTTCCTGAACATTTTTCCTTAGAGTAGGAGCGTTCTCAGATAATGCCTGAGAGAATTTCAGGATTTCTCCATCAACAGATTTCATTTGTTCTGTAACTTGACTCATCACTTTATCCAAATCTTTGGGTATATCAAGTTTCGCAATTTCTTCTTTTACATCTGAAAGTTCTAGTTTAACTTTCTTAGCAAGATCATCAAAAACAATTTTTCCTTTACCCTTTCCAGCAGTAAATGCTGCAATATTGTTTTCTAGTTTCTTGGTTATCAATGTTATGTTAGCATTTAGATTCAATTCAGTTGCTTGTTCTTGTACAGAGTCAACAGCAGCCAAAAGAGACTTTTTTGCTTTCTCTACAATTTCACCAGAGGGAAGTTTTTCAAGATTAGGAACAACCTTAGAGATCATATCAGATATGTCGCCACTACCTTTACCAACTAAACCTTTCAGTTTATTTTTAAGTCCTTCTAGTTGGCCAACTTGAGAGGTAAGGTTATTCTTCAAACTTTTCAACGCCTGCTTGTTTATTGATGGAATTTGAATTTCTTCTGGAAGGATATTAATAATTTCTGTTCTATCAAGTGAGTCCATTGTTTCCTTTATTTGTTCAGCAACATCATCAGTTAGTGACCCACCAACATTTTGAACTATCTCAAACGACTTAGTAAGTTCTCCTAACGGATTGCCGAGATTCTCTATCTTTGATTTCATATTATCAATCAAATCATCCATATCACCCAATTGTGTTAGCACTTTAGGGTCCGCAGCAAATGTCAAAGTATCAACTAGATTATCTAAGTCTATGCCTTTGTTTGTTAATGCCTCACCAAATGTATCCTTTATAGACGATAATTGTGATGCCACATTTAATCCACCGAGTTTCTTGGAAAGCATATCACCAAGTTGGTCTTGCAAATTTATGTTAGGTAGTTCGGGTATCTGTGGAATGGCTTTGCGAAGTTGCCCGAGCACTTCAACAGATTTACTCTTCATTAATGGAGCAAGAGTAGCCGCACTTGTTGTTAGACCACTAAGTGACTGACTGATCACAGCATCAAGCTTTTGTTTTGTTAAATTGATTTCGCCAGAAAGTTCTTTTGCGATGTCGGGCATATCTGCAAGACTTGTTGGTATAGATAAACCTTCAAGACCTTTTGCAGCACTTTGTAAACTACTCAAAACCTCATTATCGATTAAGTCAGGAATGACATCTCTAACGGACTCTGCTGTTTTTATTAAAGTTTCGCCAAATTCATCAAATTGAATTCCTTCAACTGCGGCCAATACTTTGCCTGGTAATTTAGGATCTGCAATCATTTTAAATCTCTCTAGCCGCAGAGGCCGTTAGTGAAGCACTTGACCTTCTCGGTCTAACAACATATGCAAGATGGTTAATGCTCATTAGTCTTGAAGATAATGCGTGGCTTTGATTTCCACCCAAAACACCAATCCGCACCGATGGTTTTTGCTCGGCATCTATGAATGGTTTTGATTCACCAGTATAAAATCCAACATGACCTCGAGAAGACCGGCCGGGTGGCCACGTATAAACTATTATATCTCCTTTTTTAAGTTTATCTACAGAAAAGTCTTTACCCGTTGCTATAACATCACCATACTGAGATGCGTTAGTTCCGAATACTTGAGATCCAGTTGTGTTTGGACTTTTAAAACCACAACGATTGAGTGCGGCTGATGCCCAAGCAGCACACCATAGAAGTTGACTATCGGTTTTATTTCCAACATAACTGGCGACGCCTGGGCCACCGTACTCTTTAAGAAGTCCTCTGATGTTAGAATTTGCTTTGCCTTCTATATAATTTGAGTATTTTTTTACGCCGTCTTCAATGAAGGATGGGCCAAACACACCATTTTCTGCACAAGTAACAACATCTTCTACATCATCCTCTACTTCGCCTGTCGGTTCGTATGGTTCTGCATCTGCGAGTGTCGGCCCTGTTGCACCAGTTCTTGATGATACACGATAATCAGATGATGCGCCAGGTGCATCACGTCCTGCAAAACAACCTAAAATAACAGGATGTTGTTTATCATGTGCATCAAGAAAGAAACCAAACACTGTGGTTCCTTCTATTAGAAATGGATTTGTTCCGACACCGCTAATGCCAGGGGATGTTATTGGATGCAGCACAGTCGCCCACGGTAAATCCTCAGTGGGCAACTGATTTCTGTCTTGAGTATGGTAACCTATGCAGCGAACCTTGACTCTACCCAATCGTAAAGGATCGGGAATTGTTGTTACGCCAGAAACTTGGACTTGCTCAGTTCCATCTGGTTCACCGTCGTCATCATATGTAGTTTGTGTTACAGTTCTTGTTCCAGCATCGTGTGTTATTACACGAGCTTCTACTTGGCCAACAAACCAGCAAAAACCATCAAGTCCAGCAAAGTTTGAAACATCTTGAAGTTTCACAATTACAAACACTCCTATTATCGAAGTATTTATAAGTGAACTACAACCTGTTGACGTTGCCCCTGTTGCCGTAGACAGAACGCCATTGGCCTAATCCGCGATTCTCTAATGTCTGGATGTGTGAGAAGGGATTCATTGTGAGATTACCAGCGATGACAATTCTATCATCACCGATATGTGCAGGAACCGAATGATTA